CAACCACAAGCGGTATCAAGATTGCTTAATTGATTATGTGATCTGGAAAAAGCAGCCGAGGCTGCTTTTTTTATGACCGCCATAAATATCTACAGCGAAAGCAAAATTTTAGGAGAAACAAAATGGCAATTGGAATTGATCGTAGCGCAGGCTACAACTATGCAGGTTTAACAGGTGTTCTAAACGGTATTCAATACACCGAAGTTGGTCAAAGTGTTGTATTTTATATTGTTGCAGCCGGTGTAAACTTGAGTGCAGAAGATGACGCGGCTAATGAAGCTTTTGAAGCAATCATTCAGGTGTTTCCGCCGGTATTAGCATATTTTGCACATGCAACGTCAGGCGCTATCAGCCTATGCTGCGACGGTGTCAACGCACCAGATGCAAGTGTTCTACAAACAGCTATCCAAGCAATTGGAACTCGCAAAGGTTCAGTTAACCTAGGTAGCGCAACTGTTACCAATGGTACAAGTTTTGTTGTAGCTTAATTTACAACAATTTAAAAGAAAGCAGCTTCGGCTGCTTTTTTTATGAACTAAATATCTGCATGTATTTCTACACAGGCGTAACATTAGTTGATATAACCGCAACCGGTGTAATAAGACACACCAACGACAACGAGTTAAAAAGAAACCAACAGCGTAACTGGGAAACCGTTTTACAATGTATTGGTATTAAAGCGCAACCGCAGCATATTGATGGGCCATATATAGTCGAAGACACTGAAGTAGACTCTACCTCACATTTTCCTGAAATATATTATGGCAAGCAAAGATGTTGGGTCTTTAGTTTTGGAGTAGAATATGAAGATGTGTTTCTCAAAGATGCAGATCCAGTTGGAGCATTAGATGATGCATTTGCACAAGTACCAATTATTTGTGGACTTGAAGAAACAGCTAGATTTATGCTGCCAATTTTTTATCCTTATGGCTCAATCAAAAACATATATTTTATAAAAGGTAGAATTAACTTAAATACTGTCTAAACACAGGCACATTTAAGGCACCTTTTTCATGGCACACAATTCAGGCAACAATACAGAACCCTCTATTTTTAATGGAAGAGTGAAATGGCAGCAAGTGAAAGAGCCAGCCTTGAAGCGCATGTGGATTTATGCGCCGAAAGATACAAGGCATTGGAAGACAAACTAGACAAACTGGAACAGCGTATGCATACGATGGAAGAACACATCATAATCATACGCACGAAGATATCAGAATCGGCAGCAGAAGCTACCAACAAAAGTAGCGGGCAGTTGATCACTGTTGGTACAGCATTTGGTGTGGCCATGCTGACTGGTTTAATTATGGTTATCGTACAACTTATTCTAAAATAATAATGAAGATAGTAGAACTCGTAAATAAAATAAGATTACCAATTACTAACGAAGAAGCCGATATACTGGGACAATTTGACGGAGGTAAGCGAATAGCTAAAGAAGATTTGGACCCAAGACAGCTTGTGGTGGCAAATCAACTGGTAAACAAAGATGTACTATTTAGAAAAAACGAAGATGGCAAAGTCTACTACAAACAGAAAATTGGAGTTTAGTCGGGCACAAGAATTATTTGCAACAGCGAGCACACAATACATAAAAGAATGGACAGATAAACAACTAAAAAATTATGTAAATGAACCCGTAGTTATACCTGTTGGTAGCTACGGGTTTTTAGTGGGCCCTTACAGAATACAAGGAAAAAATAGCACCTGTTGGCGTGTGGAGCAACAAGACGGTAAGTTAATACATGAATTTATTTCTAAAAGTAATGCAATACTCTATTGTTTACAAGTAATGAAAAGCTACTCAGCTGCTGCGGAATTACTAGAATTAGATAGACAGTTGGGTAGATTAGATAAAGATATGGAATTTTATAAACACACTATAAAAAATGCTAAAAATGACTTCAAGCATGAAACGGCATTAAATAGATATAATGATGCTAAAATGCAACGCCGAGCAGTTTATAGTATTTTGAAAAAAACTTTAATTTCGGCTAAATACTTAAAATTTGGGAACACACCACTATGAGATTAACTGAAATGGGCGTTAAGCCTTCCGCTAAAAAAATCAACAAAGTTATGGAAAGCCGCTTTGGCGTCAAGATTGATTATGACAATCTAAACTTTCCTAAAGCTTATGTGCTAGCTCAAGGTTTAACTGAAAATCTTAACAAGATCAAACACAGCCACGGTGTACATGCAGCAGAAAAAAATCCAAAATACATGGAACTGCTAATGGTACGCGAAGGCTTACATCGCTGGATGGTTGAAAACAAGCAACAGCTTATTATGGAAAGCGAAATGGGCAAGAGCCAGGCTATCCTAGCTGCCAAAGACATGGTTGATAGTATCCAGGACATGTTAGAAGAAGTTAGCAAAATGCAGAACGAACAAATGCCTGCACTATTAGACACAATCCGTGATCAAATTGGCATGGAACAAGCAGATGCATTCAAAGCCAGTGTTGAGCCATTATTGGCTGAAATGTCTGCTCAATTGAGCACAGCCAGAGGCACAGCCGATAATGCAGCTAGAGCCTTAGCCGGTGAGCAAGTTGCTGCTCCAATGGGCATGGGCGCAGCGCCCGGAATGGCACCTGGTGGTATGCCAGGACAAATGCCTGCACCTGACATGACCAGTGACATGGACACAGACAGTTTTGCTGCTACCGATGCTGCTGCTGGTCCTAATGTGGTAGGTAGAGAGAAGCGTTAATGCGTATTCAAGAAGTAATTGCTGAGGGCTTTGAAGAAATAGTCGACGAAGTTCTCGAGGACGAGGCCGACGGGCGTGGTGATGCAAATTTGCTAACCACGCTTGAGTTTCTACGCAATAGAGCGCACGATACACACATCCAACCAAGAATTAGAGTTGATAGCTTAATCAATTTAGTTCAAGGCACCGGCGAAACTCAATTTAATCTTGAGAATCTATTGGATGCATATAAAGGCAATCCAGACATCAAAAATTTGATTAAAGATATCAAAGATGATTCGAGTGGTGTCAAGTATGTTTACCTTCAGCCATTACAAGACGACACAGACATGCCGGTTGAAATTGGACAGGAAATTCCTAAAACTGCTCCTGAACGCACCATTGATTCAATGGCTAAGTCAGCACTTGCAAAACGATCGTAAATAAATTATAATAATTCCAAGGAGAAAGAACAATGGCTTATTCTGGTCAAGTCTTGGATCATTACGAAAATCCAAGAAATGTAGGTAAACTAGACAAATCCGATTCGAGAGTGGGCACCGGCTTAGTTGGAGCACCGGCATGCGGGGATGTTTTACAATTGCAAATTCAAGTCGATGACGGAGTAATTACTGATGCTAAATTTAAGACTTATGGTTGTGGATCTGCTATTGCGTCGTCGTCCTTGGTCACAACTTGGCTTAAGGGAAAGAGCCTTGATGAGGCAGATTCTATTAAGAACTCGGAGATTGCGGAAGAACTCGCGCTGCCACCAGTTAAAATCCACTGTTCCATCTTGGCAGAAGATGCGATTAAAGCTGCGTTAGCGGATTATAGAGCTAAACATGATAGAGCTAACTGAACTAGCAGCTAAAAAAGTGCAGCAACATATTACCAAGCGCGGCCAAGGACTAGGCATCATGATTGGTGTGCGCACCACAGGTTGTTCTGGACTTGCTTACAAACTTGAATATGTTGATACTCCGCCTGTTACTAGAGATTGGATGCGGTACGATAGCAATGGTGTTGCAGTATGGGTGAATGGTAAAGATCATCCATATGTAAACGGTTTGACTATGGATTATCGACGCCACGGTCTAAACGAAGGTTTTGAATTTATTAATCCAAATGAAAAGGACCGCTGCGGCTGCGGCGAAAGCTTCCGAGTCTAAATGATAATTCCAAAATATAATTATGCGCCGCTTGATTGCACAACGGTAGAAGGCAAGCGGCATTACTGTCTGCCTGATGGATCCAAAGTTCCTAGTGTAACAACAATCTTAGATCGAACTAAACCCGAAGAAGCAAAACAAAAACTACGAGAATGGAAAGATCGTGTGGGTCATGAACGGGCACAACAGATAACAACTGAAGCAGCTACTCGCGGAACCAGGATGCACACTTATCTTGAGCGTTATGTTAAAAATGACGATATAGGTGATTTCCCCACCAACCCATTTGCACAACCTTCGTGGTTTATGGCAGCGCAAGTTATACTAGAAGGATTAGGAAATGTTGATGAATATTGGGGTTGCGAGGTTCCTTTATACTATTCTGGACTTTATGCTGGTACTACTGACTGTATTGGGTTGTGGAAGGGACAGCCTGCAATCTTGGATTTTAAACAAACAAATAAGCCTAAAAAAAGAGAATGGATCGACGATTACTTTTTACAGCTGGCAGCATATGCGGCGGCTCACAACGACACCCACGGAACCCAGATCAATAGCGGAGTCATTCTTATGTGTGCCCGTCCCGAAAGTGATCAAGCAACTCCTCGATATCAAGAATTTGTGCTAGAGCCCAAAGATTTCCAGTACTGGAGCGATCAATGGATGCGTAGAGTAGAGCTGTATTATCAAACAAGCTAAATACACAATAATTGAGGATTTAGCATGGCCGTTACGCAGATAAGCAGAATTCAACATCGACGTGGACTAGAGCAAGATTTGCCACAACTTGCTTCGGCTGAATTAGGCTGGAGTTTAGACACAAGAAGACTTTACATTGGTAACGGAACTTTAGAAGAAGGTGCACCCACAGTTGGTTTAACTAGA